GGAGTCAGAGATTAATCTAGCACACACTCTCTTATAAGAAAAAAAATGTGATATTTTTGTCACAAAATAGAATGATTCTAAAGTAAAACCTTAAAAAATTAAGGTAAGCTATACTTTATTTATATTTCTATAAATAAATGGCTAATTTATTAGCTTATTTAAGCAGAGCAGTTGATTAACAATCATTTTACTCAGTTTTGCACCAGAATTTCAGGGGGTAAAGAAAAAAGCGAACCCCAAAACTCATATAGAAAATAAAATTAAATTTAGGGAAGTTACACACAGCTAAACAAACAAACTACTAATGAAAAAATTTGATGATAAAAAAATGGGTTATACAGCTATCGTCTATGTGATGGAATCCACTAAAAGTGTGATCGTACATTTTGATGGTTTTAAAGATATTAAAGAATGTGATAATTTTTCTTTTCAGGTCATGGATGATCTTGGCATAGAGCCTATTTCTACATCTGAAAGTATTACACTTCACTAATTTTTAAAAATGCCAAATATAGTTATACCTTACAAGCCTAGAGCTTTACAAAAAATACTACATGGGCAAATAGATAAGCATAGGTTTAGTGTGATCGTTCTCCACAGGAGAGCTGGTAAAACAGTCATGGCTATAAACCATATGTTAAAAGCAGCTTTAACCAACAAGTTACTTAACCCCAGATATGCCTTTATATCGCCCTACAGGCTACAAGGAAAGGCAACAGCATGGGATTACATTAAGCAGTTCGCAGCAAAGATACCTGGCACTAAATTCAATGAATCTGAGCTTAGATGTGATTTGGCAAATGGTGCAAGGATAACAATTCTTGGAGCTGAAAACGATCAAGCAATTAGAGGTATTAGTTTAGATGGTTGTGTATTTGATGAAACACAATCTATTAAACCAACTATATTTCCAGAAGTCATAAGACCAGCTCTGGCAGACCGAAAAGGTTGGTGCATTTTTATAGGTACACCAAAAGGAAGAAACAATTTTTATCAGCTTTACGAACAAGCTAAAAAAAACCCTAAATGGTATGCTTGTACTTACAAGGCAAGTGAAACAGATATTTTAGACGAAGAAGAATTACAGGCTGCTAAAGATGTAATGTCAAAAGATTTATATGAACAAGAATTTGAATGTTCATTTCAAGCTGCAATAACAGGATCATATTATGGAACTATAATTGAAGATTTAGTAAGAGAAAAAAGAATGGTGTCTAATCTATATGACGAAGATATAGATGTAGAAACTTGGTGGGATCTGGGCATGAATGACCAGACTGCAATATGGTTTGTGCAGCGATACAAAAAAGAAATAAGATTAATTGATTATTACGAAAACACTTCACATGGTTTAGATCACTATGCTGACGTTTTAAAAAATAAAGGCTTTGAATATAGCACTCACATATTTCCCCATGATGTAAAAGTCAGGGAGCTTGGCAATTATGCTAAAACAAGATTAGAAGCTTTATTGGATCTTGGCATAGTTGGTGAAGTAGCACCTAAGCTTAGTATTGAAGATGGCATAGAATCCGTCAGAAGAAATTTAATAAATTGCTGGTTTGACAAAGACAAGTGTGGAACAGGCATTGAGTATTTAAAAGCCTACCAAAAAAAATGGGATGACAAGGCTCAAGTTTTTAAATCTAAACCTCAGCACTCATACGCATCGCATTGTGCTGATGCTTTTAGAACAGGAATAGCTGGGCAAGGAATAGAGCTTTCAAATTGGAAAAAAGGATTTGAAATAAATACAAATTATATAGTTTAAAAAGTTATGGCAAAAAAAGTATCAGAAATAGAAATTAAAAGCATAATTTCATCAGAGATAAATAACTCCATGGGGTTTATGGGTGGAGCTTTATCAGAGTCTAGAAAAAAATCGCTTGAGTATTATATGGGCGAAAAACTAGGCACAGAAGTTGATGGCAGAAGCCAAGTTGTAAGTACAGATGTTTCAGACACTATTGAAACCATCTTGCCAAACCTTTTAAGAGTTTTTACTTCATCTGACCAAGTAGTTAGATGTGAGCCAGTACAAGCAGAAGATGTTTTACTAGCCGATCAAGTAACTAACTATATTAACTATATTTTTAACAAAGATAATAATGGTTTCTCAATTTTATATACCTGGTTTAAAGATGCTCTTTTAGAAAAGAATGGAATTGTTAAAGTCTATTGGGATGACTCAGAAAAAGTTGAACAAGAAACATACGAAAATTTAAACGACCAAGAATACGAATTATTAATTGCTGATGATGATGTGGAGGTTATCCAAGAGGAATCTTTTCCAGATACCTACACAAAAGAACAATATGAATTATTTAAAGCTGACATGGAATCTCAAGGTCAGTTAGTTGAAGATATTACTCAACCAAAATTACATAATTGTATTATTAAAAGAACTAGATCGAATGGTAAAGTTAAAATAGAAAATATACCACCAGAAGAATTTTTAATTCAAAAATCAGCTAAAACAATTGAAGAAGCAAATTTTGTAGCTCACAGAGTTATGAAAACTAGATCCGATTTAATTGAAATGGGTTTTGACGAAGATATTGTTAATGATTTACCAACTTCAAATAATATTTTATATAACGATGAAAGCTTAATAAGAAACTCAACTATTGACGATTCACCGACTGATGATAGTCCAGATGATAGTACTGCTGAAATTGAAGTTTATGAATGTTATGTTAAAGTTGATATGGATGGCGATGGTGTTGCTGAACTTAGAAAAGTAATTTGTGCTGGAACTGGGTATGTTATTTTAGAAAATATGCCATGCGATTTTATTCCGTTTTGCAGCTTAACTCCGATCCCAATGCCACACAGATTTTATGGTAGATCAGTTTCAGAATTAGTAGAAGATGTTCAATTAGTTAAATCTACTGTTATGCGACAGTTGTTGGATAATATGTATTTAACAAACAATAATAGAGTTGCTATAATGGATGGTATGGTCAATTTAGATGACCTATTAACTTCAAGACCAGGTGGAGTTGTAAGAACTAAGCAGCCACCAAGTCAAGTTATGATGCCAATGCAAAATCAAACTATTTCGCAACAGGCTTTCCCATTATTAGAATATTTAGATACAGTTAGAGAATCTAGAACTGGTGTTACAAGATACAATCAAGGTATGGATGCAGATGCTTTAAATAAGACTGCAACAGGTGTTAATGCTTTGATGAGCCAATCTCAAATGAGAATGGAACTGATAGCTAGAGTATTTGCTGAAACTGGTGTTAAAGATTTATTTAAAAGAATTTTTGAACTTACTTGTAAGTATCAAGACAAAGAAAGAGTAGTTGAATTAAACAATCAATTTATTCCAGTTAAACCTACTGAATGGAGAAATAGATATAATATTTCTATTACTGTTGGTTTAGGTACTGGAAGTTCTGAGCAACAAATAGGTATGTTAAACAATATCCTAGAAAGACAGCTCCAGGCATTTCAATTACAGGGTGGTCAAGAATACCCAATGGTTAGTCTTAAAAATATTTATAATAGTTTGGCAAAAATTATTGAAAATGCTGGTCTTAAAAATGTTGAGAATTACTTTGTTAATCCAGATCAAGGTAAATCAATGGTACAACCTAAACAACCACCAGCTCCAACTCCTATTGAGAAAATAGAGTTTGCTAGAATAGCAAGTGAAGAAAAACGTAAATTAGCTAGTTTAGAATTAGAGTTAAAAGCAATCAAAGGCAGTAATGCTAAATTTCTATTAGAAAATGAAATTAAAATGAAAGAACTTGAGCTTAAATATAATGCTCAAATAGATTCTGCACAAATTAAAGCAGAAGCCGATCTTAATAAAATGTTAGTAGCCGAAAGCACACAAGACTTTAGAAATGCACAAGAATCACAACAAAACTTACAAAAACAAATTGAGTCATTAAATGGACAACCAGGAACAAGCCAAACTCCAACAGGAAGTAAGCCAATCAAACAAGGCTAGTACATTATTAGAAGATCCTTTACTTAAAGAGTCTTTTAATAAATTAAAAAATTTATATTGCACAAGTTTATTAAATACTGGTGTTAATGAAAATGAAACCAGAGAAAAACTTTGGTTAGCTTATAACATTGTTGGTAAAGTTGAACAAAACTTACAAGAAATTTTAGATACTGGAAAATTAGCTTCTAAACAATTGGAAGATTATAGAAACCAGATTGAAAACCAAAAATTCTAGCCACTAAGGTTAGGATAAGTCAACCTCACAAGAGGAACTTAACTTACAAGGAAACATATGTCAGACAATCAAGGCAATCCATTAAAAGGATCTGAAACTGATTTGCAAATAGCTCAAGAAGCTGTAAATGGTTTATTAAACCCACAAGAAGAAAAAACTATTGGACAACAAGAAGCTCCAAAGGAAGAAATTCAACAAAATTCTCCTGAACCAACAAATGAGGAATTGGAAACCGATCAACCTCAGGAACAGGAAATAACGGAAGAAGAATCGCAAGATGAAACTTCCGAAGATGTATCTCAAGATGAAGAACAAATTGATACTCAAGAGAAACTAGAAGATTCCACCTACAAGGTAAAAGTTGCTGGTCAAGAATTAGAGGTTACCCTTGATGAGTTGAGAAATGGCTATCAAAAAGATGCAGATTACAGACAAAAGACGGAAGAACTTTCTAATGAAAGAAAGAACTTTCACTCTCAGTCTGAAAAGCAAAGACAAGACTATTCTCAAAAGCTTACTGAGATGAATCAAATGTTGTCTAATGCCCAACAAGAGCTTAATACAGAGATGAACTCTGCTGATTTAGAAGCTCTTTACGAAGAAGATCCAACAGAAGCTGCAAGGATTGAACATAGACTAAGAAAAAAACAAGAAAAAGTTAATCTTGCTATTCAAAAAACGCAATCTGAGCAAAAAATACAATTTGATGGATATATACAAACTGAAAAAAAGAAATTATTGAATAATATTCCTGATTTCGCAGATCCAGGTAAAGCATCAAATTTAAAAAACAATATGAGAAGTCATTTAGCTAAATATGGGTTTAACGACTCAGAAATAGCTCAAGTATATGACCATCGTATTTTAATGTTGGTGAATGATGCTATGAAATTTGGAAATTTACAAAAAGCAAAACCAAATCTTGCTAAAAAGATTTCTAAGCCAAGCAGAATGTTTTCGTCAGGGATTAAACAAGACAAGAGTGATGTCAGATCAAAAGCTAGTAAGGATAAGTTTAGTCGTTTAAGAAAAACTGGGCATATTAAAGATGCTCAAGATGTTTTCTTAGACATGATAACTAACAAATAATCTCAACAATATAGGAAAAATAAACATGGGAATAATAGCAAATACGTTCCAAACTTTTCAAGCAAAAGGGAACAGAGAAGACCTATCGGATATTATTTATAATATCTCACCAACAGAAACACCACTACTGAGTGCAATTGGTAAAGAAAAAGCTACTGGAACTTTGCATGAGTGGCAAACTGATGCTTTAGCAACAGCTGGAGCTAATGCACAAATAGAGGGTGATGAAGTTGCTTTTTTAGCAGTTAATCCTACTAAAAGAATTAGTAACAGTACGCAGATTTCAAGAAAATCTGTTATTGTTTCTGGTACTCAGGACACAGTAAATAGTGCTGGTAGAAATAACGAACTAGCTTACCAAATCTCAAAAAGTTCAAAAGAACTTAAAAGAGATATGGAGCATGTTTTATGTGCTAACCAATCATTTAATGTTGGTGCTGCTGGAACTGCAAGACTTTCTTCTGGTTTAGCTTCTTGGATTCAAACAAATGCAGTTGCTATCGGTGCTAATGGTGCTGTTGGTGGAACGGCTACTCCTGGAATAGCTAGAACTGATGGAACTCAAAGAGTATTTACTGAAGCTTTACTTAAAGAAACAGTTAAGAAAACTTGGGAATCAGGTGGAGATCCATCAATGATTATGTTGGGTTCTTTTAACAAACAAAAACTATCTGGTTTTACTGGTGGTTCAACAAAAATGACTCAGGCTGACGACAAGAAACTTGTTAATGCAATTGACATTTATGAATCAGACTTTGGATCAATGACTGTTGTTCCAAATAGGTTCTCAAGAAATAGAGATGTTTTTGTAATAGAGCCTGATATGTGGGCAGTTGCTTACCTAAGAGATTTCAAACTTATGGATCTTGCAGTAACTGGTGATGCTCAGAAAAAAGCTATGTTAGCCGAATACACACTTGTTTCAAAAAATGAAGCAGCAAATGGTGCTGTATTTGATTGCACAGCAGCTTAATCAAAACATTTATAGTGGGGATTAATCTCCCCACTATTACTTAATTAACAATTTTGTTTTCTTTGAAGATTTAATATCGGAACGAAGCAATACAAAAAAAGGAAAATACTATGCGAACACTAAACGATTATTTTATAACTGGTGTAATACCAAATGTATCAGCTGGTTCATCAACTTTTGTTGCTATACCTGATGGTGGAAGAATAATTAAAATTATTACACACAATGCAGTTGTAACTACTGGCACATCAGCTATCTCTTTTGAAATAGGTGGAACAGCAATTGCTGGTAGTGCAATTAGTCATACAGCATCTGGATCAGCTAACAGAACTATAACTGTTGCTCCAACTGGTGCTAATAGAGTTGAAGAAGATGGTGCTGTTGAACTTATTACTAATGGTGGATCAACAAATACATCAGCTATGGCTGTAACTCTTATTATTAGAAGATAATTACAAATTTTGTGGGGATCTTGTCTAGCGATACTTCCCCACAAATACCAATTAATTAAAAGGAAATAAATTATGCCAATGGGAATGGGAACTTATGGTTCTAAAAAAGGCAGACCAGCCAAAAAAGGTAAAAAGAAAAAAACAAAAAAATCAAAAAAAATGAAAGGTAAATATTAATGTCATATAATTATGGTTTAAGACCAGGTGTAACGCAAAAAATTGGAACATCAGCAACAGCAGCATCTTCAAGTGCAGTTGGGAGTCAATGTCAATATCTAAGATTAATAGCTACTACAGATTGTCATGTAAAATTTGGCACAAGTACAGCTCAAGGTGTGGCAACAATGAATGGTGCAGTAAGTGGAGCTGCAACAATTACTATTGATACAGTTGTGCCTGGTTTAGCTCCAATCACAGTTGGTCAAGTAGTTACAGGAACTGGAATTTCAACTCTTATAACAGTTGCAAGTATTACAAGCGCAACAGTAATAGTTTTAAGTGGAAATGTAAGTGTTGGTAATAATGTTGTTTTAACTTTTTCAGACACAGCAGTAACACCAGCAACAGCTAATGATATGTTTGTATCAGCAGAAGAATTTGAAATTTTTAAAGTTTCTCCAAATACTAAAGTATCAGTAATAAGATCAACAGAAAATGGTTCTTTATTTATTACTGAAATGACAGGCTAGTGGCTAGAC